CTTCTTGCAGCTTTAGTTGTTGGGGTAAATAATATTCATTAGTCGAGGATCTACGCTTAACAGTTACGTAACCTAGTTTGGCAAGGTGGAGAACACAACGATAGATCGCCGTACGGCTCATCCCAATAGCCTTCGAGATTGTTGCGTGTCTCGGATAACAAATACCCGTCTCCTTGTTCATATAGCTTACTAGGCACGTGTAGACCCTAAAATCCTGGTTGGTTATCCTCACGTCTTTTAAGACTTCTACATCGCCTACATAAAACAAGCTCATTGGATATCTTTCTTTACGCAACTGGTGTTGTGTTGCTCTTGTAATAATTCTAATACTTGAAACCAACCTTCAGGAAGCATTAAAGTTTCTTTACCTCTTGTGGGTGTTAGCTGCGTAACTCTCAGACTTATAACTTTACGATCTTCATTAGCTTGATAGAAAACCAGGAAGGAAGGTAAACCAGATAAGTTAGCTAACGCTTCGGTTGTCGTTGTCGCTTTCCAAGTCTGGCCCCGATCAAAGCACGTCTCAGCCAGATACAATGGTGTCTTACAAACTTTGCAAATCCCACACGCATCAATATCAATTAAGTAAACTTGATTATCTCTGCACCACTCCGAATACGGATCGCCAGTATTAAAATAATTACCTTTGAGAGTTCCCCTGGCCACTAGAGATCTCCATCTTTTCTTAATTGATTTAATGGATCTTTAAGTTTTTCTATTTCTTGCTTTAAACCATTATTAATTGTTTTGATGTTTCTATTTTCTTCAGACAATCTATCTATCTCTTTTTTTAATTGCTCTTTCTCAAAATTTTTAGCTTTGTTTCTATCTATCAATTCAAAATGCTCTGGAGTTAATTCTGTCATACGCACTCCCCAGGATGTAACGCTAACGGATAACGATTAACCCATTGCATATAGACATCGCAAAATTGCTCGAATGAAGTTACAGTTTGATTGGCAGTATGTTTAGGTAATAAAATTAGAGCTGCAAATAAAACTAAAATTAAATATTTCATTTAGTAAATATAATCTCCGTTACTTCTTGCACCCAAGCAGCGGGAATAGTTGTGACGTTCCCAACTGTTAAAGATCCATCTTCGTCATCAATAATGTAATCAGTAAAGATTATTATTTTTTCTTTGGTGTGAAGTAATTTGTAACCTAGCGAAACGGGTGCAGCGGGTTTTGATGCCATTGCTTTATCAAGCTGCATCCAACCACTATCGCCAACCGCATCCAACCAACGCACTTCGACTAATGGATAATTATTTATAGTGCCAGTTAATTTCTGTCGATTTTTATTCATAAAAACTAGCTGGCAAAACTTTGCCTTTTGTTTTCTCTTTAATGATTTTGATCCAATTTCTGCCAGGCATCCTTGACCCCTTGCACCACCTAAATATTGTGGTTGCTGGCGAGACACCTACTACACCTATTAAATCAGCTAATTTTTTGTATGATAAACCTTTTGTAGTTCTGAATTTTTCTAATTGCATTCATTGTCATTATGGAAACGAAACCTTGTTGGCAAGAGCCGATTACCGAAGTTGTCAACATATAACCAGAGTTGTAATTTACTGTAATTATTGCTGTAACACTATTGACATAACCAACTTGTTGTGTTTCATTGCCACCATGGTAAAGATCATAGATATTTCGAATCAGAATTTAAAGGGTAATGACACAGATATGTTCTTAAAACAAAAAATGGAAGAAGTGAGTATGGATAGCCAAGAGCTAGCCTACAAATTAAAAGTTTCTCCCGTCACAACTCATAGATGGCTTAAAGGCGAAAGAAAAGTTAGTGTTGAGCAAGCAATGGAAATCGCTAAAATTTTAAAATGTGATCCAGCTGATATATTATTTCCCGCTAAAAAAATTGATAGTTTAGAATTACATGGTTACGCAGAAGATTACGTAGTTAGAAGATTACATAAAAAAAACTATAGAGAAATTATTATACCTGGTGGTTTTTACACACCACAAACAAAAGCTATTCAATTTTATGCACCAGGCAGAGAAGCTCATAACGAAATACATTTATTTGAAAGAGGTGGAACTACAGATTATGATTATAATGGTTTTAGTGAGGATGCTATTAACAGCACTTGCTATGTTCAGCCAACTGAAAAGGGTAGAAAAAAAGGTTGCCGTGATATTATTTGTTTAATTGAAATAGATAAATCACAACCAACATTTAGATTAAATTTATTACATCCAGAAACTAAAAAGCCAATGACGAAACTTAGTTCAACTAATGTAGATCCTAGAGACATTAAAATTGCAGCTCCAAGAAAAATGACTTTTTTTGAAAGTTATAATAAATATAAGCCTGGCACACTACCTTCTAATAAAATAAATCCCTTTAAATAATTATCCACAACCAACACAACCTCCGATTTTACCTAACTGGTTTTTAAACTTGCCAATAAGGATTTCTGTGTTTACCAATCGTTCCAATAAAGTATTTAATTTGTATTATGGAACCAGTATTAAAAGACGATTTTTTAGATAGCATTAAAGATTTACCAGAGTGGGTTAAACTTTATAAACTTAATCATTGGTCGCCTTCTCAATTAAATTCTATGGATTGTATGTGGGGTTATAAATATTTATATCTCACGCAAGAGCAAAGAAGAAAACTTCCAATTAATTCTAAAATGTTTACTGGCGTATGCCTTGGCGATATGGGTATTTTAAAATTTGGCAAATACTTATGGGAAACTAAAGTTGGTAAAGGTTTAGTTAAAACAGAGATCCTACCCCAAAGAAAAATCTTTGATAAAATTTTAGAAAAATTTAATGCGTATGAGCCAGCGGATGAAGCGGATAAAGCTCAACACGATCAAGCTAGATTAGGTTTAGCAATATCATTTGAAACATTAAAAAAAGGCATAAGAGAAATTAATTTAACCTCCCCTATTGAGTGTGAAAGATATGTTTCATTAACTTTAGATGGCTGCGTGTTACCTACAATCGGCAGAATAGATTTTGAAGATGAACATAATTTTGTTGAAATGAAAACAAAACATAGAAAGAAAAATAGACCAAGAAAAGATGGTACTTCAAATTATTCATTACCTAAACTAGATGAAGGTTACATGGGATGGGAAGAACACGTTAGCCAGGTGGCGTTCTATTACTTTGCTTGTGAAGAAAAAAAGAAACCACACTTGTTCGTAATGAATGAAGAAGATTATAAAATTTTTACCCCAGAAAATTGCGAGGATTTAAAACCAGAAAACTTGCGCAAACGTCTTAACAAATTAACCATGACAGCTAAACGTAGAGAACGAGTAATGGCAAATCATGCGGGTAAGACTACTTGGCATCAAGATATTGCTCCCGACTTTGGCCACTTCTTTTGGAAGAACATGGGAGAGCATAGAGATATTGCAATGAAATTATGGGGGTTAAATTGAGACAAGACATATCAGTTTTAAATGTGCAGCAATGGATGTTGAAAAAGAATTTAGCAAAGAAAAATAATTATAAAGGTTTGCTCCTTGTTGTAATTATAGCCTTGTCTATCTTGGCAGTTAGCTTTGTTAAATATACCCAGAGTAATCATGCAGCGATGCGTGATGAGGTTTTAATACAGCAGTATTCTTTTACCTTCATTCAAACTCTGGGTATTAAAAAAAAGGTTTATCATGGGTAACGTCATAAACTTAATTTCACTAGAAACCTATTTACAAAAAATCAAAAAAGATGGTGGTATGTGGGAGTTCAAACCTGGGAAATGGATTATAAAACATTTAGAAGTAGAAGGATTGGCGCAGCATTATAACATAGAAACCAATATAGATTTGGTTCATTGTAATTTAGATAAAGAGGTAGCGGTAGTTAAAGCAGTTGCGCTACATAAAACTCGAAGATTTACCTCACTTGGAGAAGCCTCTCCTAAAAATAATCAATTTGATTATCCAGTAGCGATTGCAGAAAAAAGAGCTGTCGATAGATCTATTTTAAAAGCATTGGGTATTCATGGAGAAGTTTATTCGGATCAAGAAATGCCAAATGTAAAACAAAACAATAATGCCAACACGGGTATCAAGTTAGATCACGCAGATATTATTAAAGAAAGAATTAAGACGTGTACTCATAAAGCAAATTTAGAGGAACTAGGAAGTCAAAATAAAGAATTTTTAACTAAACTTAAAACACAAAATTTAGCAAGGTATGAAGAAGTAAAAACTGCCTTCTTAAATAGACGACAGCAATTAACATAAAAGGATAAATATATATGGCTGATTTTAAGAAACCACAAGATCCAAACTGGGTGTCTACATTTAGTTTGAAAAGAAACGCAGATAAGATAGCTGGAGACGAAGCTACTAAGAACAGACCCGATCTAGTTTTATCGGATAGTGATAAAGTAAACCCAAAGACAATGAAGCCTTATAGAAAGAACTTCACTATTGATGGTGTATGGATGGAGGCTTCAGCTTATATCCAGGAAGATAAATCTTTAAAGATTACTATCAAAAAAACGGGAACGGGAACAGCTAGCACTATTGCTACAGCTCCAGACGCTAATAGAGAAGAAATCCCCTTTTAGATAACTTATGGAACAATATGGCTTAACTCAAAAACAACTAAAACTTTTTAAGTTTATTAAAAGCTATATTGCAAAAAATACTGTGTCGCCATCTTATGACGAAATGAGGGTGGCGGTACATTTAAAATCAAAGAACTCAATTAATAAATATGTTAGCCAATTAGAAGATAGGAAATGGATCAAAAAATTACCAGGAAAAGCAAGAAGCATTCAAATATTAAAGTGATGACACACACAGATATATTTAAAGAATTTAATTACGAATGTTTAGCTGAACAAATTGGCAGCGATCATTATAAAAATATGAAAGTTGAACCCGCATATTTTATTAGTGAGAATAAACTATTGTTTGCTGAAGGAAATGTTGTAAAATATGTATGTCGACATCAAAAAAAAAATAAAGCTGAAGATATTAAAAAAGCTATTCATTATTTAAAAATTATTTTAGAGAGAGATTATTCAAATGAGTAAGAGAATTGAAAAATTCTGGAACGGAAGTGCTAACTTTACTGCTAGTGAAATTTTTACTTCTGTTGCTGATGCTGCAAATCAAATAATTCCTAGTGATGCAGCAAGATATGAAGTTGATGGAAAAAGTGTCAGCTTTGAATTTGCTAGGATAAAAGAGGTAAGTAATGATAAACCATTACCAACATCTGGAACAAAAAATCCAGTTGATCGAGAAGGAACGAAAGTCTCTGAACGCAAAGATCACGAGACTAAAAGTTAAAAACGGGGGAATGTATCCTCCAGGGATTGCGGCTATAAGTAAGACAGCTCACTCAAAATTGATTGCTGTTATAAGTCTGCAAGATCAACTAAGTAAAATAGAAGCCTAATTATTTTACTTTAGAACTATTCTCAACTGATTAAATTCAGACACCTTCCCTACGCCTAAATGAATATACCAGATTGGCAAACATAATTACCTATATGGATTGACATCTTGGCAATAACCATTATATCTATTGTATGGTTAAAAACTTTCAAAAAATCAAGTTCGCTACCTACTCTAACTTAGAGCAATACTTTATAAATATAATCCTTCCCCAAAAAAATAAATCTTCAAAAGTTATCGGTAAGACTTTGTTGGTGTGGGATAAAGAATTAAAAACACAAACCAAGGAGGCTGCGTAATGACTAAAAAATTTGATGATGTTTGTATCAGCCAAGGTATGATTGATTTAGATGAGTTAAATTTTACTAAGGATGCGCAAGCAGCTCTGAAAAAAATTAAAGATGCACCAGAACCAAAAATAAATGCTTATGATAAAGCGTTAAAATCAGATCCGTTACTGCTTGCAGAGCAAAGAATGTTACTTAATCAACAAATGGATAATAGTTAATTTATGAAAGTTCAAGTCGTTACTGTTGATAGAGCTGGTGGTAAAAAGTTATGCGTTCAAGTTGTGTGGCAAGAGAATGGTAAAACTAAAAAGCAAAACAAAGAAGTTTTTGGCTTAAATGAAAAAAGATTAGCAGAAAAAAGCAGAAAATATTATGAGGGAGAAGAAGTAATAGATGCAGTAAATCAGCAAATTTCTTTTGAGTATGCTTTTAATTCTTACATCAAAACATTAGAGCAAGGCACTTTAAATATTCCAGAATATATTTCAAATCAAGTTGGTGTAATTAAAAACCATATAATTTCAAATATAAACAAACCTTTTTTATCAGATTATACAATGGCTGATTTTAAATACACAACTTTACCTTTAATTTTAGCTAGCAAAAAGGTTGCCTGGAGAACTAAAGACGGCAAGGAATATTATATTAGATTAAAAGATGCTATTGGTAAAAAAACTGTCAAAGAAGTTATTGGAGAACTTAAAAAATTTATTAAATATTGTGCAGAAAATGGTTGGAAAACAGATTATTCAATATTAACTTTTAAATTTCAAAAGAATTTCTTTGTTAATTATACTCAAAAAATAACATGGATGCCTCAACCCCATGAATTATTAAAAGTAATTAATAGAGAACCAGATATCAAATTAAAAACATTATGGAAGTTAGCTGCTGAAATTGGTACTAGACCCAATGAGACACTTGCTATCTGTTATGATGATGTTGATTTTGATAATGGTACTATCGATTTAAAACACTCTTTAAGTAAATATAATAACTTTAGACCCATGACTTTAAAAACGGGTGTAGAAAATAGAGATCCAATAATGGTTTC